CAACGTAAATTATCTAAAAAGAAAAAGGGTAGTAAAAATAGGAATAAACAAAGAATTAAACTTAATATTGTGCATGAAAAAATTGTTAACCAACGCAATGATTTTTTACATAAAACATCAACAAGACTTATAAAAGAAAACCAAATTATTTGTCTTGAAGATTTAAATGTAAAGGGAATGGTTAAGAATCATAAATTAGCAAAAGCAATTAATGATGTATCTTGGAATGAATTTGTTAGACAAAACAATTATAAGGCATTATGGCATGATAGAATTATTCAAAAAGTAGATTCTTACTTTCCTTCTAGTCAATTATGTAGTGTATGTGGATATAAAAATACAGAAGTGAAAGATTTATCTATAAGAGAATGGGAATGTCCTAAATGCAATACAGTTCATAATAGAGATGAAAATGCAGCAAAGAATATTAAAAGTGAAGGTATGCGATTATTAGGGTTAGTAGTTTAATCTAAATACTAGTACGGTAGGGACTATCGGATTTTAAGCCTGTGGAGATGGAGGTTACGAAGTCTTTGAAGCAGGAATCTCGTCACTTTAGTGATGAGAGGTTCAACCTAGAATATGGCATAAACAGGGCAAGGATATTAATCATAACGAAGCATGTTATAAAGAAGCAGTAATAGAAAATATAAGATATAATGTGCCGAGTTATAACAATCAATGGTTTTACGATGTTTTGTATGATGTAAGATTTTTATATGATGGGTTTTTATCAAGAGGACATTTTGAAAGTTCTATAAGTAAAATATCGTAACGTAACCAAATGCAAGTTTGATCTAATTAAAAAAGAAAGAAGGGAATACTAATGTCATTTAAAATGGAGCCAATTAAATATAAATTTTTTCCTGAATCGGATAATGAAAATTTATGGATTCAAGTAGAACCTTTTGAACATAATCATGGATATGGCATTTCATTTTCAATAATTGAAAGGAAACATTATGAATATAAAGATGGGAAATATACAATTTGGCATCAAAAGGAATTTAGGCGTGATAGTTTAGACTATTGGGATAATCAGTTAACAGGAGAATTGCAAGAACTAAGTGAATTGATTTATTTTTTAGGACGTGGTGAAATAAGAGGAAGATACGCTGAAGTTATTATTTGGAGATTATTTAATAAACTATATCTTCATCAAGGAAAAATTCAAGAGCATTTTCCTAAATATTATAGTTTTCATATGAAATCAGTGGGAAAAATTAAAGAAGAAGAATTGTAAGTTAACACAGAATGTGAGTTTAACCTTAATTAAAAGGAGGTGTTTTAATGCAACTTGATCCAGATTTAGAATTAGTAAAAGTATATTGCAGGGGGACAACTTCTTACATTCCTTATAACAAAGCAATTATATTAGTAGATGAAGGCCGAGCAATTATTTTTAACACACAAACTATTAAAATAAAATTAAGTCATAAAAAATTTAAAAGATACATACTTGAACGAGATGATTATATTTGTCAATATTGCGGAAGAAGGGTAATTAAAATAAATATAGAAATGTATAAAAAATATAATAAACAAATTCCAGACAATATTGCAACAGTGGATCATATTATTCCAAGGTCTAAAGGAGGATATTCAACTCCTAAAAACTGTGTATGTGCGTGTTATAAATGCAACCAAGAGAAAGGTGATAAAGTATTGGTTAGTTAAAAATATTAAATATGAAAGGAAGTTTAATATGAATATAAAAGAATTAAAATCACCTTATGAAATTTATCCTTTTAAAAATATGACTAAATGGGATAAGTTTAAATTATGGTTAAGGGCAGATGTGCCATATTTCTTTATGAATTTGTGGTGGAAGGTTACTAAGAAATATTAAGGAGGAGAGAAAACAATGGATGAAAATAATGAATATTTCTTTAACATTTATTATGAGAATGATGAAAGATTAAAATCATGTCCTTTTTGTGGTTCAGAAGCATGGTTGAGACTTGAAGAATATCCTGAAGGGGATATATGGTATAGTGCTTGTTGTATGGAATCAGATTGTTGCGGATGGTTTTGTAATTATGAAACTAAAGAAGAAGCAATTAAAAAATGGAATGAAAGAATATAAAAGACATATATGGTTATAAGTTGAAAGGAGTAGTAATTGAATAGAGAAGAAAGAAAACAATGGTATTATGAACAAACACAATTTAAAATTAAAGAATATATAATCAACACCAAATAATCTTTTGGAGCAGATTTGTTATTGAATTGGAGGTAGCAATGAATAATACTGTTATTGCATTACTACTGATGATTTTACTAGTAGTAATAGGAGTTAATGAAGTAAATTTAAATTCTCAAACAGATGTAATAAAAACAGAAAATAAATATATAGAAACAATAGATAAACAAGAAGATATTACATATAATGAAGTTGAACCAAGTTTGGCTAAAATTGAAGAAAATGAAAATTATATGATTATGGAAGCAACGGCATATACAAAGTCAATTGAAGAAGGAACGCATAAAGGAATAACTAGAAGTGGTACGCAGGTTTCGAGAGGTACGGCAGCGATTGATCCAAGAATTATACCATTGGGTACTAAAATATATGTTGAAGGTTATGGTCATGCAGAATGCTTAGATACTGGTGGAGCAATTAAAGGCAATAGAATTGACTTGTATATGGACAGTAGGAAAGAATGTTTTGAATTTGGTCGTAAAAATGTAAAGGTATATATTATTGAGTAATCGTTAAAACAAAAAAATAAACAAATATACAAAAACAAACAGGAATAAAATATATACAGGGGTTAACGGTATATATTCCTTCCAAGAATATATATGGGTATGAGCTTTTCGGGTTCGTACATGGTTAAGGTTAACATTACCGTGAGGGGTAAGTGGTAAATAAACTCATTTAGGAGGAATTAATAATGATTAAATTCAAAAATTTCAATGCGAATGGTAGTGATTATTGTGATCCACTTTCAAAAGGATTAGATGAACTTGAAAAATACATAAATGAATTTATAAATGACAGAAATATTGCTAAAAATCAAATATTGGATGTTAAAACCAATTATAGTATTAGTGATGGAGATTATTATAATAACGGTTACTATGATATTGATGCTGTATTAACTTATTGGGAAGATTAAAGTTGTGCTGAAAGAAGTATTTGATTGAAAGTGAGGAGAAAATATTATGAAAAAACAAACTGAATTTACAGTATACGATGGAGATTCTTTAAAGTTTATTGCTGATTGGGTAGCAGATGCAACATGTGACATATCTGAAGAAAATGGGAATAAGATTAAGTCATTTAAAATTACTGTAATTGTTGAAGAAAAATAAAATCATAACCATTATTTTAATTCTTAAAAGGAGAATAATTATGAAACAGGAGATATTAGATAATTGTAGTTGGTGTAATGATGAACTGCCATATGAAATGTTTGAATTAATATTTGGAGAATTAATTTGTCCTAATTGTATTGATAGTGAATACGTAATTAAATTATTAATAAAGCAAATTGTTAATTTAAACAAAAGAGTAGAGTTATTAGAAAGAGGAGGAATATAAAAATGATTTCATGGAAAATAAGAAATTGGTTTAATAATTATTTAAGACTATATGCAATCATGGACGGAATATCAAATCTAATTAAATGGTTTCCTTTAATCTGGAAAGATCGTGATTTTGATCATGGATATTTATATGATATTTTATATTTTAAATTAGGTGAAATGCAAAAATTTTTTGAATCGGGCAATACATATTCTGAAGGAGCAGACAAATATGCAGAACAAATTAAAGAATGTAAAGAATTGCTTTATCGCATAATGAACGAATCAATTCAAAATGAAAATTGGGATTTTAATAATGGTTTTACTAGACCACTAAACGAAATTTATGAATTAGAAAAGGAAGAAAAGAAATTGTTCTGGAATATGATATGCAACTATATTGATGATTGGTGGGATTGATAAATAATTATATTTAAGAATTAAACAAAATTGCACTATTATTATGAGTTGAAAGGAAGGAAAAAATAATGAATTGGTTTAGTTCAGATCATCATTGGTTTCATAAAAATATACTTAAATATGAACCAGATAGGCCGTTTAAAACGTTAGAAGAAATGAATATAGAAATGATTAAACGATGGAATAATAAAGTATCTAAAAAAGATAATGTTTATTATTGTGGTGATTTATCTTTTGGTTCAAAAGAAGAAACTATATGGTTGCTTAGTCAATTAAATGGGAATATATTTTTAATTGAAGGTAATCATGACTATATAGTAAGAGATAGAGATGTGAGAGAAAAATTTGGATGGGTAAAACCATATTATAAATTAAAACAAGATAATAAAAAAATAATTCTTTTTCATTATCCTATTCAAGTTTGGGATAGTAAACATTATGGTAGTTTACATTTTTATGGGCATGTTCATTCTAATGTTAGTGATCATGGATTGGAATATAACAATACTAATTCTTATAATGTAGGGGTAGATGTTAATAATTATGAGCCTGTATCCTTGGAAGAAATTTTAAAGTTTTGGGAATATGAAAAAAGTGTTAAATATTAAATAGAATCCTGATTTTATTCAAATATAAATGCCTATAAATTGGGATTTGTAGAATCAAAAATTAAGACAAAATCTAACTTTGATTTTAAATTTATAAAAAGGAAGTGATTAAAAATGATAGAAATTGATAAATTGGAATCACAAATACAAAGGTATGACGCTATGTTTGGAACTAGATCAAGAATATTTCCTCCCGATATAATTTTAGTATCAACATCTTTAGATAATTGGCAAATATTAATTACCAACAAACAAAATAAACCTATTTATTTATTGCATAAAAATAAATTTGGTAGGTTAAATAAATATCATATTCAGGGAAGAAAAACATGTCTATATCATGCATACGATACAATACATAAACATAAAAATCCACTAATAAATATCTACAAAAATAAAAGTTATAAATAATAAGAAAAATATTCTAAATTACCGTCTATAAAAATAGGACAACCTGACAGGATAAATCCAGATTATAACCGTCTGTTTTATCGTTTTAGTTGTATATATCGAAGTTCCTAAAATAGCTAAAACCTTACCGCATGAACCAGTTATGACAGGAGAGCAATTAGTTAAAAGAATGCAACAAATAGTAGATGATATGTGTGGTGGAAAACGTGAAATTACCTTTAAATATAAGATAATAGATTAAACCAAACTTATATTTTATCATGATTTAAAAAGGAGATTTAAAAAATGGAGAGTAAGTTTATTGTGGAATGCAAAAATTGTGGTTATAAAGATGAATTAAAAAACTTTAACATGAACACTTGTGATATATGTGGGGAAATTGAATGCCCTAAGTGTAATAGTAAAGAAGAATTTTAAAACCAATTAGACATTTGATTTAGAACATCGATGTTTGACAACAAAAAATAAATTTGATATAATTTTATTAAAATGGAGGTTTTATAATGAGTGAAAATATTAGGAAAACTTTTGAATATCATAGGGGTTACTCAGATGGATTTAAAGATGGTTATAATAAAGCATTGGAACATTTTAAAGACGAGATTTTTAATAGACCGATGCAATTTTTAATTAGTGGTAGCAAAGAAGAATTACTTGAAAAAATATGTAAAGGAAAATGTTATTTATACAATAAAGAATATTGTAAACCAGATGGGTTAGTTCTTGATGATGTAACAACTTGTAAAAATTTTCATACTAAAGAATCTTTTATTGGTTTGAATAAATTAACATAAAAGAATCATTTTATTATCATCAAAATATGAAAGGAGATAAATAATATGATATTAAAAGGTAAAGAAGAAGGTATTACAAAAATCATTATTGAATGTGATTGTGGTTGCGAATCATTGCAGTTATCTAAATTTAATTGGAATGACGGAGATGTTGATTATTATCTTGAAATACTAGTCCCTGCATTTAGTGCGGAGCAAACTACATCTTGGGATAGATTTAAAGTAAGAACAAAATTTATATGGTTAATTCTGCGTGGAAAATATCACTGGTTAACATCTTTAATTTTAAAGAAAGAACAATTAGTGCAACTAAGAGATGCTTTGAATGAAATAATTGAATAGCATTGATTTTTTAAAACATTTGTATTAAAATCTAAATATAAAAACAGAAATATTAAAAGGAGGGGAATATGGGACGAAATATATTAATGCATTATGATTATGATGATATTTTAATTGGTTCTAATAATTTAGATCAGCAACTCACTTGGTTTAGAAAGCACTATAAAACATTAAATAAACATCAAAAAGAAAGTTTAAAATGTTTATATCTGGATAATATATATATGAGTAGTGTTATTGAACAGATAAACAATGAGATTAAAGAAGCAAAGAAAAAGAAGATAATGGATAAATATAAAATGGAAGATAATTTGAAAGATTAATTTAGTAAACATAAACAAAAAATAAAAAGGAGGAATAATACATATGAGTAAATCCCTTAGATCAATGACAAAAGAAGAAAGAGCAAAGGCAATAGACCACAGACTTAGAAATAAAAATGGTGGTAATGGTTATTGGGCAGTCGTAGATGCAAAAAAGAAAATTGAGGAGAAAAATAATGCCGTTTTACATAATCAGGATTGAGGATGATTTAATCCTCCCAGGGGAATTTAAAGATTATATAAGTGCGGTAGAAAATTGTGATATTAATGAAGAAGTTTTTATTGCCGACAGTAGAGAAGTGTTGGAAGAAATGTTGGAGGCAGTAGAGAGTGGGGAAGAAACAGAAATATAAAAATAAAGGTGTAAATTATGCAAAATAAACAATTATTATTTTCAGTTACTAAAAAAGATTTAAGAATTGACTATTATAAAGGTACGGGTTCGGGTGGTCAAAAGAAAAATAAAACTGAGAATTGTTGTAGGATCACCCATTTACAATCTGGTGCGGTAGGCAAATCCGAAGAAGGTAGAAGTAAAAAACATAATAAAGATT